GGCCCGAGCTGCTGCCGTACGAGGACCCGGCGTAGCCGCAGGTGGAGACGGCCCCGGCGCTCTCGTAGGTTCCGACAAGGACACCCGCGGCGCTGGCCTGCACGAATCGCCAGTAGAATCCGTGCACTGTTCTACCGATTCAGGTATTCGTGCAGGTCAGAGCGATATCGGAGACCTGAGCAGAGATCGTTTCTCACAATCTCTCACACAGACGCTTCCGGGGTGCCGCCGTGGAAGGCGTCCCAAGCTGCGGCAGCCGCCCTCATGTCCTCCGGATTGACGTGGACGTACTTACGCTTCGTGAACGAGGCGTTCGTGTGGCCAGCCCAGGCGGCGAGGACGACGTCAGGAACGCCGTTCACCGCGAGGTACGACAGGCAGCTGTGCCGGGCGTCATATAGCCGCACTTGCCGAAGCCCAAGGCGCCGCATGGTCCGGTAGGCGTGCTCTCGCAGCTGCCGCGTGTTCAGGGCGACCCCCAGCTCGTTAACGAGTACGTAGCCGGTGTCGGTGTAGCCCTCCCCTGCGGCCAGCTTCTCGCGTGCCTGCTGCGCCTTGAACTTCTTCAAGGCCTCCCACGGCCACTGAGGGAGCGGCAAAACTCGTTCGCCGGATGACGTCTTGGTGTCCTTCTCCAGCACCTTGACGTTCCCGATCATCGTCCGTGTGTTGGTGATCTCCAGCGTGCCGAGCTGCAAGTCGACGTCCGTCCAGCGCTGGCCGCACACCTCGGCCGGCCGCAGCCCCATCAGTGACAGCAGCAGGGGGGCGTACAGCCGGTCCTGCTCGATGCCTCGAATGAACGTCTGTACTTCGGCGACGGTCCACGGCTTGGGCCGGTCCCGCTCGCGCTTGTCCGTCTTCTTGTCGGCGAGCGACGGTCGCACCTCGGCGGCGACGTTGACGCTCACCAGCTTCCGGATCACCGCGCGCCCCAGGGCGCCGCGTAGCCGGGTCAGGATGCCTTCCACGGTGGACACGGCCAGCCGCGTACCGGGCTGGCCTCCCATACGGCGGCCACCGGCCACCAGGCCGTCGACGAAGTCGCGCACGTGGTCCTCGGTGAGCTCCTGCAGACGGATGTGCCCCAACTGGTCGTAGACGTGCACCAGGGCGAGCCGGTACGTGCGGATGGTCGTCTCCTCGACGTCACGCCGCTTGTACTCCAGCCACTGATCGAGCCACTCAGCAACCGTGATGGCGTTGGGGATGATGAGCGTCCCTGCCGACCGCTGAGAGATGATCCGCGCCCGCTCGGCGAGAGCCTCCTTCTTGGTGTCCTTGGTGATGGTCAGCTGGATCCGCTTGCCGTTCTCGTCGCGGCCGGCGTCGACGACCGTGCGCCAGCGCACTGTGTCGTTCCGTAGCGTGATCTTCTTAACCGGGTCTGCCATGTCTTTGCCCTTCTGCCGCCCGCTACCGCAGCACGACCACGCGGCCCCTGCCGGGCGTCCCGCGGCCTGCTCCGTCCTTGCCCAACCCCTTCGCCACGGCGTCGACACGGCACTGCCAGGCGAGGACTGCCGCCACGGCTGCGTCGATCTTCCGGGAGGACTCCGGGTGTTCCTTCATGATCTGGATGCCCGAACGGGACTCCCGGCGTCGGGCGTTCAGGACGTGCCTGGTCAGCACACTAGAGCCGTCGTGTGACAGCTCATGGTCGACGACCGAAGACCGGAACTTCTCCAGGGCGCGCACGATCAGGTTCGAGCGGCCACCGGTCATCCACCACTCAATCGGATGCGTCAGGGACGACTTCACCTTGAGGCGCCGGCCGTACTTCGCCTCCCAGCTGGCCACGTGGGACTCCCACTTGGCAGGGTCCGCGTACATCCCGACCACCCGGTAGCGCTTGAAGGCGTCCGCCACCGTGGCGAGTACCTCGCTCGTAGGCACCTCCCAGTCGCGCCCCTGCGGCCCCTCCGGCTGCTCCCAGCAGCCCAGCACGAACAAGTGCCCGTCGTGCACTCGGCAGCCCACCAGGGCCGTCGCATCGGTGACCGCGTGGGAGCGGCGGCGGGAGCCGTCGAAGCCGAGGACGATCGTGTCCTTGTCGGCCACAACCTGCTCGGCGTTCGCGACCGCGGCCCACTCGGGCTGAGAAATCCAGCTGTCAGCCGCGTGCGTGATCTGCCCGAGGTAGAAGCGGCGTGCATCCTGCGGGTCCGTGTCCGGGTCCCAGATCTCCGCGGCGACCCGCTCGAGGTTCACCCAGCCGCCGGCCGGGATCGCCGAATCACCGTAGGCGTAGGCCAGGCCCCGCATCAGCGACTCGCGGTCGCCCAAGTCGGTGTCGGCAGGCGCCTCACGGTGGTCGTACAGCAGGCCCTCGTCGCGGGCGCGGCCCTCACGGATGCGCCTGAAGAACTCGGCGGAGTTCTCGGCGACGCTCCCGACGCCGGGCACATAGGCGTTCGGGGACTCCACCGACGTCCCACCCGTCTTGCCCAGGTTCCGGCGCAAGGTGGCGGCCAGCTTCACCCCGCCGTTCGACACGCGCCATTCCTCGGTCTGGTCGAGGACACACCACACGGGGCGGTTGCCCTCGCGGCTCGTCGCGGCCGAGGTGACGAACTCGATGCGGCCCTGGGGGAGGTTGACGAACGTGTCGAGCGGCTCGATGCCCGGGTAGTCGTCCATCACGGGGCCCTCGCGGAGCATCTCCAGCAGGGGCGCCCAGGCGTTCTTTGTCTGGTCCTCGCTCACGGCGGCCAGCTGCAGCCAGGGCGTGCGCAGTGTCGCCCACGGGCGGCCTACCGGCTCTCCGTTCGCGTCCCAGCCGTCCGGGACGACGTCCGCGAGGGCCTCGGCGCATGTGAGGGCCGCCAGCAGCGGCGACTTGCCCCACCCCTTCACCCGGCTCAGGACGGCCCGCCTGTAGCGACGCTGCCCCGTCCTCGGGTGGATGGCGTACAGGTTCAGCACGAACTGGGCCTGTTCGCGCGTCAGCCGGAACGGCTCGTACTCGGCACGGTCCGGGGCGGCGAGGTAGGCGTGCATCCAGTTGATGACCTGGTGCCCCAGGGTGGGCAGTTCGCCCTCGTACCTAGGCCCCCGCCACGGCATCCGTCCCACCCCCCGGAAGCACCTTCAGGTCGGCGAACTGGTCCTCGGAGGCCTGCTCGGGCGCCCGCTTGGAGTCGGCCTCGTCGGCCTGGGCGAACTGCATGCGCAGCCGGGCCCGGTCCTCGGGGGTGGCGCCGAATTTCGCCACCCGCAGCCGCAACTCGGCGCCGGCCGTCGCCTCCCCGTTCCAGTGCCGGGCGTGCACCAGGGCCGTATCCCGCAGGAACGACCAGTCCGTCGAGGTGAAGTGCTCGGCCTGGGGGCTGGCCTTCCACATCTCCCACCACTCCAAGGTGGCTGCGGGCCACGGGACCTCGACCATCTCGTCGCCCTGGCGGGCGCGCAGGGGCGGCAGCTCGGGCGCCTCGGCCTGCTCGAACCGAAGGACGGTCTGCGGGTGCGCGTCCTTACGGTGGCCGGCGCGGCGCCGGGGGTCCTTCGGGGCGGGTCCACGACCAGCCATGGCGTTCCTCCTAGCTCAAGATCCAAAAGCCCCAGACCCGGGGCCACAGACGGCGTCTACACGGCCCGACCGCCAGGCGGTCCGGGGGGCGGGGGTGGGCCCCCAGGGTGCTTGGGGTGCCCCGACCAGGACGGGTGCCTGGTCGGGGCGTTCGGCGCTGGTGCGGCTTGGCTGGTAGCCCGAGAACCGCTGCACCATGGGTTCGACGCTTGCCTGTGACTCGCAAGATCGATGCCTTTGACGCCGAAGATCAGATGCCTTGTCAGGCTGCTGCGTCGCCGCCGTCGAGGACCGTGTCCGCGAGGGCGTCGACCTGGTAGTCGGACAGGCCGGCCACCGCGTCGGGTGCCATGACCGAGTACGTCATGGCGTGCTGCATCCTCCAGACGCCGTCGCTCGGGTCGGGCAGTGCGTCGAGCTGCTGCGCCGTCTCGCCCGCTTCGGGATGCGACGTGAGCCAGCTGCTCACCACGTCCGTCCACATGTGGGCCTGGGCGTGGGCGGCGATGGCCTGGGCGAGGTGGACGTCGCCGTGCACCTCGGCCCGCTGCAGGGCTCGCTGTGCCTCGTGCGGTTCGGTGAGCTTCGCTGCCCTGTCGGCTGCGTCCCGTCGCACGATGACGGTGTTGGGGTCGGCGTCGCCCTCGTGACCGAACAGCTTCCGGCTGAGCCGTGCACGCTCGCTGGTCACCTGGTCGAGGACCGCCTGCCCCGCAGCCTGGACCTGGTTGCGGGTGTCGCGGTAGGCGCGGGCGATGGCGATGCGCTTGGCCTCGTCGGACAGGGAGCGGCGGCCGTTGATCTGCTCGACCTGCCGGGCGAAGTTCTCCTGAAGGGTGGTGACGTCGCGGGTGGTGAGGTTGCGGCCCCTCGCGCGCCACTGCCCCCCGGCGAACTCGGCGTTGATGGTGGGGTCATCCTGAGTGAGCGGGTTGATGGTCATGGTCAGTGCCTTTCGTTCGGTGGGTCGAGGAGGCCGGGATGGGGCTCGGGGGGTCGTGTTGCTCGGGGCCGGGCTGCGTTCCCTTCCCGACTGCTCTTCAGGCGATGGCAGTAGGGGGGCATCTGGTCGTGCGCCCAGTCGAGGTTGTCGAGGCTGTGGTCGTCGCCGGGCCGCTTGTGGTCGAGGGCGTCGCCTCCAGGTTGGCCGCAGATGTGGCAGATGTGCCGGGGGTTTCTGCGGTGCGCTTCGGCGCGCAGGGCCCGCCAGTTCGCGGGGAGCCGGCTGCGCCTGGTCGAGTTCTTCCAGCCGCCGCTCACGGTGCCCCCTCCTGCTCGTGCTGGTCGATGTCGAGGCCGTCCGTGTCGATGACGTACTGGTCCCACCGCTCGATGCGGCAGAGGACGTGATCGGTCGGGGCGAGGGTGGTCCACACGCGGCCGCGGGGCCGGCCGTACTGCTGGCCGCTTGCCCAGCGGGCAGCGATGGCAGGGTCAGCGGTCCATGACCAGTCGTCCCGACGGGCCTTGATGGCGCCTCGGTAGACGCGCAGGTGGCGGCCTGGCGGGGTGGCTCGCTCGCCTGCCTCGTAGCGGAACATGCTGTCTGCGCCGAGGGAACTGCCGCTGTGGGCCAGGCCGTGGCGCACTCGGCTGTAGCCGGCCGCGTGGAACATCTGCCGCCACTGGTCGTGACTGAGCCAGTAGTCGGGGATTTCGCTGGTGTGCCAGATGGAGCCCAGGTGCTTCCGCAGAGTGCGGTGCGTGATCTGGTGGCGCGTCCAGCAGTCCCAGGCGAGTTGAGGCGCCCGGGCCGGGCCGAGGGTGACGCGCCAGCGCGCGAACGTCTGCTCGGGGGCGATGGACGTCGAGGCGATCTCCTCCTCGATGCGAGCAACGATGCGCTCGGCGCCTGGGGGCGGCCTGAGGAGTTCGTCAGGATCGACGCCCCCCGGCCGCGGATACAGGTGCTTGGCCGCGCCCATGGCTACCTCCGCCTCTGGCGGCGCTGGGCTCGGTTACCGCCCGGGGGCACGATGTCGACGGCAGCCATCTCGTCGCCGAACGAGGCGAAGAACTCGGCGATCTCCCCCATGGTGGGGTCGAGTTCCTCCCACACGTCGTAGCCGTCGTCTGTGAGGCAGAGGTCAGCCCACGTGTCGATGTCGCCGGTTCGGAGCGCGGCCATAGCGGTCCGGCGCCACTTGCTGACGGGCAGCACCTCGACCTCTTGGCCGCAGAGGGTGCCGACGATGGGTTCGTCGCTGCTGGGGGATGCGGGCGCTTGCGCCTTCTTGGCCGTAGTGGTGCGGCGGGTGGTGGGCTTCCTGCTGGCTTGGGACATGGTGGACGCTCTCTCTGCGTGGGTGGCTCGGGTCGGGAGCTGTGCATTAGCGGGGTCGGGAGGGGTGGAT